AGAGAGAGGGATAATACTCTCCACCCTGTGCCGTTTCCCATTTACCTGCCGCTTGAGAATCGGGATTAAGTCTTGTATTAAAAACTTGTTTATATTCTGGTGAGTCCATCAATCCTTTTGCTTTACGACCAAACCTAACTGATAATTCAGTGGTATTAGTGGATTGAATAATTTTTAATTTAGGATTTCTTCCAACCATCCAGGCGGGCAAAAGATAAGAACCAAACTCAGACTTAGTATGTCTGGGTGGCATATTAATAATTAATCTTTTTATTTTACCTTCAGCTAGTTTATTAAACTTATCTGCTATTCGCTTATGATGGGAACCTTCAATAAAATCTGGCCAAACATGTTTAACAAATGTCAGGAAATCATTTTGAATAGAAGCTTGTTTTTTCTTTTCTCCATACTGATTCATTAATAAAGAGAATTGTCTTCTCACATCAGCTGGTAATTTATCTAGGTTCTGTATAAATTTTTCATTCATAAAATTTTTTTGCAAAATTTTTTTAGGGTTATTTTGAAACCTTAAAAGGTATTTTAAGGCTTTAAACCTGTAAATCAAGCACTAAAGGGGAAAGTCTGGGACCCCTTTTTTAAAAAAAAGAAAAAGGTTTTTAAAAAAATTTCAAAATTGATGAAGGGTCTGGTACCTCTATGAAAGATGCGCGCCGCGAAGCGGCGCACAACCTGTGGTTGTATGCATTAACTGCATACAACCGGAGCGAGACTTTTTAATCTAAAAGCACCATGTATTGTTTAGTAAAATTTCTACTAAACCAGTCAAGACCTTGTCTTACTGTTTTATAATCACCTAACATTTCTGATCCGATAATTACATCATACACAGCAACAGCAAACGCTGGTAAAGTACAAGACTCACCACCGAATCTATTTCTTACTGTTTCCTGGTCCGTGCTTAATGACTCTTTAGCCACTAAAAATGGTAGAGTGTATCTCTTGCCATTATATTCTACTGATTGTTTTATTTTCATGTTTTGCATATTTCGCTCCTTTTTATTTATTTATTTAATATCCTATTATATCCCATAATAAAATAAAAGTAAATAGACTATATGTCCAAAATGGGTTTTTTTATTCTTGTCCAAAATGGGTTTTTTATTCTGTCGCACCTCCCCCTATTCTTTGAATATTAGTAAATGTATAACCATAACGACTTTGGTTAATTTTCTTTTCATATCCCTCGGTAAATCTTCGCTCACGAATAAATGGGACAGGAATTCCCCTCTCAATTGAACTCATATGATGACCCAGCCACTCTTTAGAACAAGTTAAACTACAAAAATATTTATCTTCAGGGTAGTATTCTGTATTGTAATCTCTATCGAGTCTGGCATAACGACCTCTAATTATGCCTTTAGATTTTAAAAACCTATCTGATGTTGCTTTAGTATGGCAATGTGGTCCTTGGCAAAAATGTTTATTCATTAATACCTCACAGTCCAAGAAACAGATGCATTTCTAAAATTATCTGCATCTATATCCCAATATGTAAATAAAGTTTTTCCTTTTTTGTCTTGCCATATTCTGCAACCCTCAACCCACTTGCCAAGTCTTGTAATAAACTTTTTATGCTTATCTGCATAGTATGTAATTGTAAATTGTTTGTCTGTAATCATATATTTCTCGCTTTCTTTTGTTTGTTTTTATATTGGGATTATATACTATAATCCCAATATTGTCAATAGCTTAATTTACTCCTTGATTGTTGGTCTCATACAATATCCTTTCTGCTATTTTTTGTTCTCTTGTCATAGTTGTATTCTTCATACCTTTAATCATACTAGCAAGATTTTGTGGATTATATATTGTCAAACCTGTTGAATTACATCTTACAAGTTCTGCCTCGTCAATTTCAATGCCTAACTCTTTCATCAACTCAACACCCTCGCTTAAATATCTGTAAGCTTTCAATCCTGTTTTCATAGCTTGCTTTTGTTTCTCAATGCTATCAATCCATTTTTGATGACAAGTAATTACACTTGCTTTTGCAAGTTTTAACATTTTAAAAACTTGAAACTCGTCTTTAGTACAAGCAATAGTTCTTGAACGACAATGTGATGTTCCAATAATATCTAAATAAAATTGACTATCAAACTCTCTTGTAATTCCAACTGAATTATCGTTGTCAGAATTATAACTAGAATATCTTGAATATCCTAAAGCTTTGTCGTTTGCCTCAATGTGTTTAGTTTTATGTGGATTTTCTTCCTTGCCATTTTGTTGTGCAAGTATATCTGCATTACACTCTTTTTCTTTTAGTTCTTCTCTCTTATAAGCATAAGCAAATTGTTTTCCTGTTTCATCACTATATTCACTATTGCCACAACTACCAAATAAACCAAAATCAAAATGTTCAGAAACAGTATCATTTGCCTCGTTTCTTTCTTCATCTTGGTCTATTTCATTTTTGTCTTTAGCATAAGAAAAATAAAAGCATTTATCTTTTGCAACAACATCAAGTGGTTGTCCATACTTTGCTTTTAAACTTTTGCAAGTGTCAACATCTTCTTCTGGATATGCTCTACCAACTACAAGTTTTGCAAGTTCAAAAGCTTTTGGGTACAAAATATCAACTTGTTCCCTTGCATCAAGATATGCCTCTCGCTCTTGCGTGTTTTCTGTTTCAGCATTATCAACATACCGATTTAAAATTTTATTTCTAAACTCGGTGTTCATTCTTATTTTACTCATTTTGTTCTCACTTTCTTTTTTTGTTTGCATCTAATTATCCTATACTATTTTATAAATAAAGTCAAGTCAAATAAAAAGTAAATACAACCTGGAGTTGTATAGCCCTTATTAGCCCGCCCACTCCACCCTTATATTATATAGGATAATTTAGGATAAGTCAATAACTATTTTGTCGCAGCCATATGTTGTGTCAATCACTTTTTAGTTGAAAAAAAATTAATTATTTTTGTATTTGCCTAATTCTTGCCATAATCCTATAATATCCTAATTGCATGAGTGAAAAAATAAAAACTAAACTAAATTTGGATGATGGTTTTTTTATAATTGAACAAAGAAAATGGTATAACTCGCCAACGACTTTTTCAATTTATAAAGATAAACTTTATTCGGATTTAAATTCTGCTACAAGAAACTTACTGGCCCTTGAGCAATTAAATGACAATGAAGAGGTTATTTATTTTCTTCAACATGCTAATGGTCGGCCTTTAGAATCTGTAGAAGAAAATAAAAAAGAAAATGGAGTTGATGAAGAACTACCATTTTAAATAGAATTTTTTGGCGGGCTACTTGTTTAGATGCCCGCCAAAAAATAATTGAATTAATTTTAAGTTGGTGTGTTAATCTACACTTAAACATGGAAGACCAGACTAACGACTTAAAAGGTATTTGATTGGGACAAGTTCCCTGGTCTAGTAGGTGGATACACCACCAGCATATACGCGTAGGTTCGTGTATCGTAAATCGTGCTAGGCCTGGGAACTGATCCCTGGTCTGTTATCTACTGTGGGTTGTACAGTTTACCTTGGCCACAGACTTAACAGACCTGGGATCAGATGTTGATCACTGCGGGATTTTAACCGCTATAGTACAGGTCGCGATTTCTGGAAGAAATGGGAAAGTAAGGTTGCAAACTGAAATCCTCGCCTGCACAGGACAACATCTGTTCCCTGATCCCGCTAGTCAGGCCTTGACAACAGTGAACTGTGGGATCTGGGAACAGATTTGGACGAGACATACAATAGTATTAAATGCACAGGTATGGTCTGGGCATCATCCAAAACTGTTCCTTGGTCAGTTTAGAATGATTCTAAAAATCATTCTAAAGTAGATTTAAGCTTCAAGCTTCAAGCTTGACAATTAATCCTGACTATGTTAGTATAGGATAACAAAGGAGAAGAAAGTATGAGTACAAGAAGTAATATAGCAATAGAAGATCCAAAAACAAAAAAAGTAAAAGTAATATATGTCCATAGTGATGGTTATCCTTATGGCGTTGGTAAATGCCTGGTGGATAATTACAACAACAGGCAACTAGCTGAAAAGCTTTTTAAATATGGAGATGCCAGTTACCTGGGAGATACCATTGAAGAGTGTAGTTTCTATAGTCGTGATTGGGACAGGGAAGAAGATAAAGCCAGGGAGCATAGGGACGAGTGGATGTACATGGACTCTATGAAAGGAGATATTTTTATAGAATATATTTATATCTTTAAAAATAATGAATGGCATGTTGCAACTCAAAAATCAACTACAGTCAAAGATGGTTACGATAGAGGAACTTTATTTTATTACACTAAACTTGAACCTGTAACTGAAAATAAAGAATATAAAAAATACCAAGGCAAACACGAAAAGCACGCTGAAGTTAAGATGATCTCTAAAATTGGAGAGATGCTTAAGGATGCAGGGTTCAACGATGATCATAATGTTGTAATCCAAGGTGGCAATGCCAAGAAAGCAAACTAACAAACAGGACCTGGCGGCAGCAATGCCGCCTGGCCAATTTAGAATGATTCTAAACTACAAGCCACAAGCTTCAAGCAGCCTCAAGCTTCAAGCCATAATGTTGCCACAATTTTATTATAGGATTATCCTAATATGAAAACAAGTGAAGCATGGAACATAGTTGGCGGGCTGTCGAAGCCAGGCAAAATGCCTGGATGGGCTTATGGCCTGCCAGCCAAAGAATGCAAAACAGGAAGCAAACTTAGGCAGGTAAAGGACAGCGTCTGTTATAACTGCTACGCGCTTAAAGGCTGTTATGTTTTTAAAGTTGTGCAAGATGCACAATACAGGAGACTAGAAGCAACGAAGAGCCCGCTCTGGGTTGGCGCCATGGCGCTGTTGATCAATTCAAAAAAATCAAAAGAATTTAGGTGGCATGACTCTGGCGACGTACAAGACGAAGCTCACCTGCTCAAGATCTTTGCTGTATGTAAATTGACGCCAGACGTTAAGCATTGGATGCCAACGCGGGAAGCATGGATTAAACACTTCCTGCCCCTGTGTCCAGATAACCTGGTGATCCGGTTCTCCATGCCAATGATTGACCAGCCAGCAGCTGGAGGCTGGGACAACACTTCAACGGTAGTTACAGCTGGCAGGACTTGCCCAGCGCCTGAGCAAGACAATCAATGCAAAGATTGTCGAGCATGTTGGAATAAAGATGTAAAAAATATTGCATATGGTAAACACTAACATGGCCAGGATTAAAAATTTTCTAACGCCTCAGTGGTTGAAAGAGTTTGAAGAGATGAAGCGACAAGCTGCCAGCTCCAAGCGACAAGCTTCAAGCCACAAGCGAAAGCGACAAGCTTCAAGCAACAAGCGTAAACCAGAACCTAGTTCAGGTTCTCAAGAGTCTTGATGCAAGCATCAAGCCCCAAGCTGCAAGGCTCAAGCTTCAAGCCACGAGCATCAAGCTCCTTGATAAACTTTCCCTCATAAAGTTTTACAAGGTTAAGGCTGAGGGCCTTAACCATAATAAATGAGTTGTTCGGATGTTTCACGTGAAAGGCAATTTGATGTGGAGAAAAGCTAACTGTGTTTCCTCTAGTGACCTTAAGCTCTACGGTAAAAAAGTGGCCGTTACAATTATAACCCAATAAGTCAGGAGTGCCAAATGCAGCGCTATTTTCAATCCTTGTCCAGCTAATTGTTGTCGAATTTTTCTTAAGATCATACCAAAGTTTACGTTCCGGTTTCACTACTACACCTTTCTATTTTGTCAATTTTAATTTTACTTAAAACACCTTAAAAATTGCGTCAAGAGAGCACGTCATATTCATGCCAAAGAAGTCAAGATAATATTGATCTACCCTAAATCTTTCAGGTTCTTTTTTAGTAAACTCATCAATCTGTTTTAATTTAAATCCGCTGTCTTCAACTATTAGATAATCTCCAGGATTAAGAAATTTATTTACTGTATGTAAAACTGACAAGACGTTAACATGAGCATCCTCCATTACGAGTATTCGCTTATTCTCGGGGACATCAAAGAATGGTAATTTCTTATCACCATCTAGTGTATTAAGGTCAAACTCTATAAAAGTTATATCGGTATATTTGAAACTTGGTTTTTTAATATCATAGCTAAAAATATGGCAGTTTAATCCTAAAGCCCTACAAATATCTGCCATCCAAACAGCACTTCCCCCACTTCCTGACCCAAATTCAATAATAATTTCAGGTTTTATCTCGTTGAGTAGCATTGAATATATAACCATATCATTTGTTGTTTTATACAGATCATATTCTTTCCATTTTATAAGAGAATGAGTTCCTTGAGAGAGTAGAAAAGGCAGGTGGCTTACCTGTAAATGTTCAAACATCCTCTTATTTTGAGTAATTGTCTGTCTCTCTTGATAACTAATAAAACGATTATTCTTAGATTTAATTGCCAATTCAAACATATTTGAATAGTCAATATTATCAGAATTGATATTGCTAATATGCTCTTTTACGGCCTTATCAAAAAATGTAGGAACATCATCTTGGGTGGTAAGTTTTTTTGAGAATAAATCCTTAAAATAATTATCCATAAGTTATAACTTCTTTATAACTTGACCCATCTTCCATTTCTCTCTATCAATTTTTAAAATCAATCTATGACTCTCACGGGTTCCTATAATCTTATTCTCCATCAAATCAATTCCCACAATGTCATAAAATTCACCATTAGGTAGGACCACTTGAACTCTAGCGTTTGCTGCTACCTCACCTTTTAAAAATTTATCTATTGCTTGTCTTAATAACTTTCCAGTAAACATAGGTTGCAATATAACCTAAGTTGTATTATATTTCAAGTATGACTAAAAAGGAAAGATGGGATGGCAGATCAAGAATCTCTACAAAACAATACAAAGAAAATTACGATAGGATATTTAAAAATGGGACTACCAAAGAAGCTGACCGATCAGCAGATGAGGTTTGCCTACGAACTGATAACAAACGAAGGCAGAAAAACAGCGACTGAGTGTGCAATCGATGCAGGGTTTAGTAAAGACTCCGCTAGACAATACGCCAGCAAATTACAGAATCCAAAACTCTACCCGCTTGTAGTTAAATACATTGGCGAGCTTAGAGAAGAGTGGCAGAAAAAATATGAAGTTACTTTTGATAGACATATTTCGGAGTTAGGTAAAATTAGACAAGAAGCTCTTAAGAAGGGAGCTTGGTCTGCAGCGGTTAATGCTGAAGTTGCAAGAGGGAAAGCGGCGGGTTTATATATTGAACAGAAGATAATAAGGACTGGCAAACTCGAAGACCTAACAACAGAAGAATTAGAATCAAGAATGAAAGCCATAATAGACGACTATTCCCCAATCCTAGAAGGTGTATCAGTTGAAGAACTGAAACAGAAAGTAAAAGACCAACCAGAATTACAAGATCACTCCCCGGTACCAAGTAAAAAGAATTCACACTAAAATTCTCTCGGTTTTAACTATACATCCTACAGGAAATATGTTCCTATCCGAAAATGAAACATCTTTTTCTTCATATGAAGCAAATGTCCAGACAAATTTGGAAGTTCGTTTGTAAATGTATGCATGTGTTGTCATTCTGCTGCATTCGAATTTATCAAATTCTTCTGGTGTCGCATGGCCTGCATCACCGGTTATGTCAACCCAAGAAATCTTATAAAAATAATAAGTCTTCTTCCCAATCTTGACGTGTCTGTACTTTGAT